GCACACCGTTGTTGGCCACCTCGTTGCGTTCTGGTCATGGGTGGATGCAAATATGTCCCGAGATTGTCCCGATACGACCGGGACAAAACGGGGACTTGACAGGGTTGCAGGGCGGGACGGGTTCACCGACGCGCTGGTGCAGGTTGGGTGGCTTGAGTTCGACGGCAGCCGCGTGACCGTGCCGCATTTTGAGTATCACCTGAGCCAATCAGCAAAAACACGGGCAACCGACGCGAGAAAGAAGGCAAGACAGCGGGCCGCGTCCCGGTCAAAGGGGGACAATGTCCCGTTGCAATCGGGACAAGAAGGGGGACCAGAGGAGATAAGAAGAGATAAGAAATATATATACGTGCAGAGCCCGGACGTTTTGATTCCAACAACAATGGACAACGACACGTGCAAGGATGCAATGGTGCGGTGGTGCAGATACCTCGAAGCCAAGGGGTGGCACGAAAGCGCACCGAGCGAGAATGACTTTCAGTTACAGGATGCATGGGGGATGGCTGCGAAAATGGGGCCGGATGGATTCCCCGCCGCTGTCCAGTACACCATCGCCAACGGCTGGAAGAACCTGCGAGTGCCCAATGAGGGCACAGCGGGCGCGAAGAAGCGAAAGCCGCACAACCAAAAGGCGTGGCAGATGGTGGTTGCAATCTGCCTGCAACACGCAGCGACGACACCAGAGGACAGCAAGCTAAGACAGGATAAACTCGGCGACAACTTCGACGCATTCCGGCAGGTGGGCGGATTCGGCCGATACAAGGCCGCCAACGACATGCAGCGGCAGGCAATGGCCGCTGAGTTTATCGCAATCCTAGAGGCCAGAGACGGCCAGCAGGTGACGAAATGAAGACAGACGCCAGAGAAGTGATTGAGCGCAGTCTGCTGAGCTGTGCAGCCGATTCCCCACAAATGGTGGCAGAGATACAAGCACGGTGCGGCGAGTCGCCATTCGTCGGCATTGTTGAGCGTGCGTTGTGGGTGGTCCTAGTGGATCACTCGCACCAGTTCGACGAATTCGACTTTGCACTTGTGGCAGAGTCGTTTGTCAAGGTTGTTCCTGATGGACTGCCGACACTCGTAGACATTTTCAATGCGTCGTTTGAGTCTGCGCACGTCTCGCACTATTGCGACCGGCTACTAGACCACAACGCGCAGCACGGCGTGAAATTACTAGCACAGGAACTGCAAGCGGACAGCGAGCCGGACATTGACGAGTATATCCAGCGGCTGGACGACATTAAGCGACCAACGAAAGCCGATGTGATTACAGTTGCGGAAGCGATTCAGCAGCACGAAGAGCGTAAGGCAAACCCGGCAAAAGTGCATAAAACTGGCATTCCGTGGATTGACGGCACACTAACCGACGGCGGGCTTAAAGACGGGCAACTGATGGTGATTGGCGGGCGTCCCGGTGCTGGCAAGTCCGTGATGATGGCACAGGTTGCGGCCGGGATGAGTTCGGTAGATTCCCCGGTGCTGTTCTTCACGTTGGAAATGTTGGCGGCTGAATTGGTCGGCCGATATTCCGCCAGAATGAGCCACGAGCAACTAACCGCAACCGGTCTGCTGTTCTGTGATTCAACCAGCGGGCTTGCGTCAATCACGGCGCTTGCACGGCTGGAGCGACGACGGCGCAACGTGTCTGCCATTGTCGTTGATTACCTGCAACTTGTGGAGGTTGCAGCACAGCGGGGCCAGAGCCGCGAACAACAGGTTGCACAGGTAAGCCGCACAATGAAGCGGCTAGCGCTGGATATGGAAATGCCTGTAATAGTCGGCAGCCAGTTGGGCAGGCGGTCGGAAGCAAAAACAGAGCCGACATTGAGCGACCTTCGCGAGTCCGGGGCCATTGAACAGGACGCAGATATTGTTTGCCTGTTGCATTATGATGACGACACGCGAGAGACGCGGGTTGATATCGCAAAGCAACGCAACGGGCAAAAGGCGGCAACGCAGATGGTGCTGGACGGGGCAAACTTTAGGTTTACGCATGATTGCGCGGGGAGTGACGAGGTATGACACCAACACAACGCCAACAGATAACCAGCGCACAGGCAACCGCACAAGCACGCAACAATGAGGCATTTAGGATGAATCCAAACCTGCAAATCTGGCTGCGGCAAGTGCGCACAGCCGCTGTCATTCGCAGGACGGCACGCAATTTTGTGAGGTGGAAAAATGAATGACGACGAAACGCGCGAGCAGTGGGCAAGGCTGTGCCGCATGTATATCACGCGAGGAAACGCGGAGATTGATCAGATGGTGAGCGAGCTGCACGCAATGGCAGGCATCCGCGAGGGATTCGAAGACATGGACGCATGGGAAGCAATGCATGACCGCGCGGTTGAGAACATGGAATCCCAGCGGCCAAACTCGCCAGAATACGCATGGGCGTTGTTGCGGGTGCTGGGCGTCAAATTGTGGATGGTGCGAGCGCTTGAGGCGATGGAAGAGGGGGCGGACGGATGACGCTATACCACAAAGACAAAAGCACAGAGATCCACAACGGTGACTGTCTGCAAGTGCTGCGGACTCTCCCGGATAGTTCGGTGGATGCGTGCGTTACCGATCCACCCTACGGGCTGGCCTTCATGGGCAAAAAATGGGACTACGACGTGCCATCGTCCGAAGTGTGGCAGGAGTGTCTTCGGGTCCTGAAGCCTGGCGGGCATCTGCTGGCCTTTGCTGGCACCAGGACGCAGCACAGAATGGCGGTGAGGATTGAGGACGCAGGGTTTGAAATCCGGGACATGATCGCGTGGGTTTACGGCAGCGGGTTCCCGAAATCGCTGGATGTGTCGAAGGCGATTGATAAAGCGGCACCTCGTGCTGGTATGTTTGATGCATTTGCGAAGCATTTTTCTGAACGCCTTAGGGTTTCTGGTAAAACACAGAAGGAAGTTGCTGCGTTATTTCCCAGCAAGACTGGCGGGCTGACAGGGTGTGTTTGGAATTGGGCAAACGGCGCAAATGTGCCAACCGTGGCTCAGTGGAAGATTTTGCAGCCCATGTTGCAGTTATCTGATGAGTTTGCTGTATTGATTGACCGAGTTGAAGCAGAACGCGAAATAGTGGGCGAACAAACCAAAGCGCGCAGCACATCCGGGAAGTCTGCATTGCCCACAATCGGGGGCAGCACAGTATACGAAAGCTGGAACATCACAGCCCCCGCAACCGAAGCCGCGAAGCAGTGGCAAGGCTGGGGCACAGCCCTGAAGCCCGCACTGGAGCCGATCACAGTGGCACGCAAGCCGTTCCCCGGCACCGTGGCCGAAAACGTGTTGCAGCATGGCACTGGGGCGGTGAATGTTGATGGGTGCAGGGTGGCAACTGATGAAACTCTGCAGGGGTCAACTGTTCCTAATGACATTCGTGGTGGTGCTTTTGCGGCAGGGCACAATCCGAACCCTGGAGACATTGCGGCGTATCGCCAAAGCGATCTAGGACGTTTCCCCGCTAACCTGATCCACGATGGCAGCGAGGAGGTGGTGGGGCTGTTTCCGGAAGACGGCGAAGCATCCGCAGCCCGGTTCTTCTACTGTGCCAAGGCCGACGCCAGCGAGCGACGCAACAGCAAACACCCAACTATCAAGCCCGTCGCATTGATGCGGTATCTGGTGCGTCTGGTGACGCCACCTGGCGGTGTGGTGCTTGATCCATTTGCGGGCAGTGGCACAACGATTGAGGCGGCACGGCTGGAGCACTGCCGGGCAATCGGCATTGAGCGAGAGGCGGAATATTGTGCGGACATTCTGGAACGTTTGCGGCAGGGGGTGTTGTTTTGAGCGGCGAACCATACGTTGTCTACAGGCTCGACACCTACGGGCGTCGGCAGTACGTGTTTCGGCAGTTATCCCCGGTTGATTGCCGGGCGCCGATCCGCTGTAAGGGAATTGCCGCGCAAGGATGGGTGAACAGCCTGCCCAAGGCCAAAACGTATACCGGCAAAGCGGCAGCAGTTGCGGCTGCTAAAGCAATCGCAGACGCAACCCGTCACGGGCGGGATGCAATGCGGGTGATATCATTGGAGCAGGCGCAGCGGGAACGGGCTGCGGCGCTGAAACAGCGAGGGCGGTGAAATGGCGAAAACTGAACCACGGGGGAGAATCCCGCAACTGTATCGCGAGATGAAGATCGGGCAGCGGGTGGTTGTAAGTTACGGGTACAAGCACACATTTCACCTGCTGCGGTCGGCATGGAAGCGGCAGTTTCGGAAGCGACGGATTGCCGACGGCTACGATGTGCCGTGGCTGTATCTGGAGCCAGTGGGAGAGAGCCGCACATTGGTTGTGCGGATGCGAGACGAGGCAGAGATGAGAGCAGCACGGGCTGCGTACAAAGCAAAGGGTAAGAAATGAGTTGGACCGAGATTGAAATCGACGAAAGCGGCAGGATAACAGTCCGCAGGGGTGGCACGCTTACGGGCGAGACGGAGGTGGAGCCGAAGCCAATGGCGGAGCCAGAGACGGAATCAATGAAGGGCGCTCCGGTCACTAAACCGGCATCCGCTGAGTCTATCGTTGAGTCAAAACCGAAGCTGGTAACGTGGCGGCTGTGCGTGCTACTTGAGCCGTGGCAAATTGACGATAAAACACTTGGGCCAGTGTTTGTTAAATGGCATCCGTCCGAGAACATTCCGCAGTTTTGGTATCCGGTTGAGTCTTACAACCAGCCGATCGAAACCGTGAAGCAACTGCCGGAGGGTCAGAAGCCGTACTGATTTCGTGTCGCGACGTATTGACAGCCGCACGACCCCGCGGCAACAATACCTGCGGAGGTGGTGCCGATGGTGGTGAGTGCGGTCGAGCAAATGCCGCTGCGGCTGGCTGGTGATTGGCTGGAGTTTGAACACGAATGCCAATTGCGGCTGGATCTGCCGGGCGTCACAGTCACGCGCATTGAGCAGGCCGGGAGCCGATACGACGGCGCAAGCATTCCGCGGGTGGCCTGGTCAATTATTGGGCATCCACTTGAAGACCGTTTCAGGTGGGCGTCGTATTGGCATGATCGAATCTGCGAGGCGTCAACGTATCGCGAACAACGGCGTTTTGCTGATGCGGTGTTTTTGGAATTGCTGCGGCGGGTAGGGGTGGAGCGATGGCGGCGCGTTGCTATGTGGGCGGCGTGCAGAATTTACGCAACA